GGTGAATAACGGAACAGTAGATGAAGAAAGACCCCCACTCTGAGGAGATGTTCCCCCGCTGCGGGTTAGACCCGTGACAAGCAATTTGTTGCTGGTACCCAACGACGCGTTATGGCGACGGCGCCGTGACGTGCAGTTCGCTCTAGATGCTTAAAATCTCTTTCTGCATCGAGTGACTCTAAGTCCTCTAGCTTTATCAGAGACTTAGTCAGAGCAGCGTAACCATCCAGCCTATCAGTGCGATAGACAGGACCTGGAACCCAACAAAGTACTTCTACTCGTTGGTATCTTCGATTGAACCTTTTGGGAACAGTCGATGTCCAGAAATGTTTACGCCCAAGAACCTGAGATTCCTCTGATATAGATGGTAAACCCCCTATAATCTTCTCCACTTTATTAAAGAGGAGTTGGGAAGTTTTCAGCATTCCTGCCTCAAAAAGCAAGTTCGCTGTGGCTACCCAAGAAACAATCTCAGATGCCTGCTGCTTGTTCTTAGGTGGAACGCTTCGTATGTACACAGGTGTAACACTTGTGCCATTATAAGCATCCACTCCGCAAGATTCACGGAAAAATCCGCGATAAAAAGTCTTACGGTCATTTACCTTACAGTTGTACTTTCGTAGGTAATCAAGAACAACAGCCGCTTCGTGAGTGGGAACAAGTATATCGTCCCCATAAACGAAGATGTCACGTGTCACTTTAAAACATGACGCGTGACTTACAGGAAGGTTCCGACTTTCCAAGAGAGCCATTACACATATAGTGTAAAAGTACATGGACTCAATTGGGAAGCAGAGAGCACTACCCATAGAAGCAAATTTGCGCAGTGACACAATAGTGCCATTAGGCATTTTTGCCCTATACGAACGACATGCATCAATCGCATCCCTTAAATCGGGATTTGATCGAAACATCTCCAAGGCAAGATCTCGAGGTACTCGATCACTCGCATCAGAAAGATCGATAGTTGCATATCGACAGTCGTTCGAAGATATCAACGCTGAACTCTGATTAACTTTTTGGTCACGAAAATTAATGTGACCTTTCGTTAACCAGAATGACTCGATCGTGCTCTGCAAGAGCCGTCGAAGTCCTTGTTGCGTGTATTGCATACAACAAGGTTCTATTGCGATGATTCTGGGCCCTTTGAGTGTCTTCGGAACGGTGATAACCCGAACGGGTTGTTCATCTTCCGAATGCACGACCTCCAATAGCTCGAGCTCCTTACTAATGAAATCAAGCTCCCCAATTGAACTAGGGTAGCAAGAATCAATAGAAGGGAAGTAAGGCTCAAGACGGTCGTGCCATTTACGCCAACGATACTTCTGGTTTCCCAGTCGTTTGTCGGCAGTAGCGCCGGGTCCATGCCTAGGGAACGTAACATCCAAGTGCAAAGCACCCATGATATTACCCCACAGCACAGAAGACACAAGAGTGAAACTCTCGAAATCTTCTCTCGGCAGCGAGAACATCTCAAAGGAC